ATTCAGAACATATATTCTAAATCTACAATTATGCCAATAATCTAGTTGATTATGCAATTTAAAAATGTTTTCACCATTCATATGATATAATATTTCCTATAATATTAATAGGAGAGTGATATAAGTATGAATGAGAAAATATGCAAAATTTTAATTTATATATGTATGATAGTTGCATTACTTTGCTTAATTGGAATGACGTATCTTACATATAAGTATTAATTTTGGTTGTATCATTAATTCTATATTTGCAATATTTATATATGTCGATACACTCATATATAAATAATTCCCAACTGCTGATGGAAGAGTAGTATATAGAAACTATCCCTGAATTTATCGGGCATCCATCTTCCCTATCGCTAGAGTGCATTTTTATGATTCTATATAGAACCATACTTTCGTTACGCTCGTTGAGGTCGGCATCCATTATAATGAAGCCCTACCTGCGGATTACTTCGTAGTTTGGATTGTTACTATACCGCATCCTTTCGGATTTGCCACTTATACCTATGAAATATAAGTTTAGTACCAAACTCATGTGACATAGCCTTTTGAACTATGAAAGTTTCCCGTTCTGAAATTCAATACAGAAGAGTAGCGCATTACCGCTAACTCCATTTTAGAAAGTCACCAGAGAGTCCTTGCTTATAAATAAGCTCGTACACATTACTGCTAAACTCTCAAGCGGCATAAGTCATTTTGAAAAATGCATGGGGCGAATCCCATGTACTCTTACCGCTGTTGTTTTTACCTTGGAAAATACCTAATCCAAGTGCCATAACATTAGGCAAATTAACAAGCTTGCTATCTGATTTTGCAAGTTTTGTCATTACACCTAAAGCTTTTGTACCAGTATCTACAATACCTTTAAACATATCGGAGCTAATTGCACTGGTAGAAAAATCTTGAAATTGAGCCTTCAAATGAGAGAGAGAAGCTTCAATACCTTTATCCCAAGATTCGAGTTCTCTTTCACCTGATCCATCTGCATCGTTTAATGCAGTTTGAAGAGATTTTCGAGCAACGTCAAAATTGGTCATGAGGGAGGAAACAATATTACCCTGGCGTTTGCCCGCTATAAGTTCTGTTAAATCTTGCCACTTAGTAGATAATTCATCGAGAATATCATATGTAGATTTAAACTCATTTTCATTTTTCATAATATCCACACCACTAAGAGCCATAACTTCTTGTCTTAGTTTTGCGGTTGATTCTGCCATACCTTCGGTGTCAAGACCTGCTTTTTCCATGTCTGTTGACGCACCTCTGATGCGCATTGAAATTGTCTTGAATGCAGTGCCGACAGAATCCGGATCTTGTACTACACTATTCTTTGATATTTAGTTAGAATCGCAACTTCTAACTGAAAATTAATCATTATATTTTAACTTACTTTTTCATTTTCTGTATAATAATTTGTTACGAATTCATCCCATTGTTCTCGTGTATTATCTCCACACCCATAAATAGAATGAAACTTTTTATGTATGGTTTCTGTAATACAAATATATTCTCCATAATATTCCTGTAAATCCAGAAATGTTTTAACGAATAAATCTAATTCATCTTGAGAATATAAATCTAAATCTTCATAAAGTGGGAAATTTAATAATTCGATTGTTTCTAACATTAAAAGATTGAATCCGTAGATATGATGAACAACTATATTAGAATGAGAACCAGATAATGCACAGGTATAATTACATTTTTCTCTATAATGTTGTTTCCATATAGTTAATTTAGACCGTACATAATTGTTCAGTGTACCATAGTTGTGTTTTTCGTGTGGACGATGTAACCCTAATTTATAAATTCTTTGAGATATTGCAGATGGAGTCCTATTCAATTTTTTACCAATTTCATCATCACTCATAATCAAATAATTATCTCTAATATATTGTTCTTCTTCTTTTGTATAAGTATTAGTTAAATAGAAATAACTTAGTAAATTCTGTTTCCTTGCTTGACCTAAAATAGAAGCGTATGTCTTATTTGGTAATAATGCAAGCACATGACTAACAGGATATTTAGAATATGTATCAATTAATATCTGTATTTCTTTTTGAACCCATATTTTACTTTGAGTAAGTCCTAGCCATTGTGCTTTTCTTTTAATTGCTTCATAATCCCATTTGTCTGAAATTATTCTTATAAGTTCTTCTTTTGAAACTTTCCCATAATATTTTTTTAAATTTTCAATATCCTCATGACTCCATGAATTATCTAAAATTTTACATTCTTTTGAACAATAATGTCTTTTATTTTTATCATATTCTGATTTGATTCTTTCAAATGGTTTCCCACAATACTCACATTCACAATCAACTCTATTTTGCTGTGCTTTTCCTGCACATTCTTTAGAACAATAAATTTGATCTTTATGATATGTATCAAATTCTTTGTGACATGATGCGCATTCTTTATGTAAGATTATACTATGCTCATTTCTATAATCGTCATAACATTTTCTGTTGCAAAATTTTTGTATATCTTTAAATGAGTAACAAATTTCATAATCTTTACCACACTGTTCACATTTTTTAGTAACAGAAGTTTTCTGAAATTCATTTGCACAATTTCTGGAACAAAATAAATGTTTATGTTTACCATTTTTTAAATCATTTAGTTTACTTTCGACTACGACAAATGGCTTTCCACAGTTATCACATTCATATTTTAATGATTCTCTATATTTTGTTTTACAAGCATTACTACAAAATCTACTATTTTCTTTATAACTTTTATATGGTTTTCCACACCATTGACATTCAAATGATTTTATTGGCATAATTTATCACCTATTATTTATCCTTTCTGTAATTATTTCTCCATATAAAAAGACACCAGAGCTTTAAATAAGTCTGATGTCTTCGTATATTTATATGTAGTTATTCCATTTATTTCTTTTACAAAAGAGTAGTTAATACCTTTTGATTGAAGATATTTCATTTCTGGTACATATTGTGTACTATATTCTTTATCAAATTTTTTCATATATTATCCTTTTATAATGATTAATTTTCCCATATGTTTCCACATGGAATAGACTATTTCTTCATCTCCTATATAAGGAGAGCAACCTTTTCGATTTAAGGGATTCTCACCCACGCCTTTGCGATTGCGCCCTACGATTGTTGTCATAGATATTCAGGATTTCCACCTTTATTCTCGTGTCTATGACTCGACATGAATCTAGTCGTTGAACCTTTACCCTCGACTCAAGTACCGTATGATCTACGGGATACGTTAGGGTACTTGGATGCATGATCTTCCAATCCTTACGTTTTTAAACCATCATATAGTAGTTTCCCCTATATTGTGGTGCAAGGCTCTATGTATTTTAAATACACGGATAGGATTAGCCTATCAAGGATTTACCTGCAATTAAATATGTTCTATATGTATGTCACCATACATTCAGCCAATATAGTTTAGCTGCCGTAATTAAAGCTACAGTTTCTTCAAATGTGTTGTTTGCAGCTTTCATTGATGAAGCGGATCGAGTTAAACCATCAAAAATACCTGCCGTATCAATCGGTTCAGTATTCGCAACCTCATTTACAACATCAACCACTTTAGTTACTTCATCAGCATTCATTTGGAATCCTTTTAATGTAGAAATTAATCCACTAGATGCGGATTCCTGTGTCATATTATCTCCTACTTTTTGTAAGAGAGATGTGGCATCTGATAATTTTTTTGCATCGTCTAATTTATAACCTAGCCTTGACCAATCAGCAGTGCTACTAATAACATCACTAATTGTTGATCCATATTTTGTTGCGCTTTGAGATGCTTCATCCCAATATTGTGATAATTGTGTACCAGAAGCATTACTAACTTTTGTTAATTCAATCTGTGCCGCATTTACATCTTTAACAGCAGAAATTGCTTCTGTTGGAAGTTGAACCATAACACGTTGCAAGCCAGCATAAATTCCAGTAAACTGAGCAATTTGTCCAAGCGCACGTTTCGTTTCACTCCAAGTAGAATTACCACTTAATCCTTCCGCTTGGATTCTTGATTTTAAATTTGTAAATGCCTTATCATAACTAGCTTTTTCTTCAACAGTTGTCATTGAACGATATTGTTGTTCTAGTTCTTTCAGTTCCGCTCCATATTTCTTAACTGCTTTAGAATTTGCATTCATATATGAAACAACTTTATTTCCCGATGCACTAGCGATAGATGGAGATAGTGCTTTTGACGATTCGTCTCTAATTTGAGACAAAGTATTCTTAAAAGTATCTCCTGCTTTAGTCATATCTTGAAAAGTTTGTTGTAACTGTTTTTTACCTAAAACATTAGATCCATTGTAATGATTTTGAAGTTTATCTAAAGCCTGATTAT